GGTAACGGAATTCAATACCACGGTCTTTGTTATCATCAGATGATGGAGCAGTGTCACCACCAAGAGTAAATACTGGATCATCAACAGTAATCGTAGTAGAGTTTACTGTAGTGGTAGTACCACCAACTGTAAGGTTGCCGTCAATAATAAAGCTACCAAGTACTTGTACGTCTGGCGTATTTGTTGAATCACCAATTTTAAGTACATCGGTGCTATCTACACTTTGAGTATGAGTAGTGTCAATTTCAGAAAGACGAAGAGCAAGGTTTGGTGCAGTAACGTCTTCATCTATTTGACTAACAAAAGAAAGAACACCAGCACCATTTGTACTCAATATTTGACCACTAGTACCGTCAGTAACATCTAATCGTGCGATGTCCACCGAGTTGTCGGCAATCTTTGCTTTGGTTACTGCATCAGTAGCTAGTTTATCAGTAGTAACTTGAGAGTCACCAATCTTAACAGTGCTAATACCACCGTCAGCTAGTTTAGCTGTACCTACAGCCCCATCAGCAATTTTAGCAGAGGTAACCGCATCAGCTGCGATATTTCCAGTAGCAACTGTAAGAGCAGCAATTTTATCTCCAGTAACAGCGTCATCAGCAAGGTGTGCTGTATCAATAGAACCGTCTACATAGTGTTCGCTATCAATGGCATCGTCTGCGATTTTAGCACCAGTAACGGCATCAGCACCAAGCTTTGCGTTGGTTACAGCTCCAGTAGCAATCTTTGCTGAAGTAACTGCACTTGATGCAAGTTTAGCTGAACTAACACCACCATCCTTGATGGTAAGCGTGTTACTTGAAAGAGTGATAGTGGTTTCATCGGCAGCAGCACCTACTAGCGTCCATGCCTCACCATCGTATACTTTTAACTTGTCTAACGTGCTATCATATACAAACTGACCCTGTACAGGACTAGCAATTGCATTGATTTGCGTAGTTGATAAATTTTGAATCTGGGCATTACGAAGCTCGTTCTTCGCAAGATCCAGATATGACGATAGGGATATACTGGTTGCGGATAACCCCGATACTATTTTTAATGCCATGATCTATTTTTTTGTTTGTTACAAATTTAATACTAATTCAAATACGCTTGTCCAGCAGTTGAGTCATCAAAAGTCAGAGTTACCTGATTATCAGAGTCATAGTAAACCTCGCATATAATTTGAGTACCTGCGGAATCAACCACAGATACAGATGGTCTTTTGTTTAAGTTGTGAGTAATTGTCCATGTAGCACTTGCGCTTGATTGCGAATGCACATAGTTTTTATCTGCTAATGCAGCACTAAATCCAGCAACACTAATGCTTGTTGATTTAGATACTGGTTTAACAGATATCGGTGCAGTGGTAGACGTGCTTACATTTACAGAGTCACCACTTTTTATTTGAATATTGTTACTCACTTATATCTTCGTTAACCTTGAATATTCCGTACACCCAAGTACTTACAGTACCTGAATTTGTAGACTGTAAATCATAAACATAGATACCACCTTCAATTCCAGACATTACTGACGAGGTCGCTGTAATTGTTAATACACCTTCAGCTGTTCCACTGTATGTAAAACTATCGTCAGCTATAATATCAGAAGACGATGTATCTGTTTCCTTTACATCCATTTTCCATGTATATGATGATATATCTATAGCTTGATTGTTTTCATCCGTAAATGTAAACTCAAGCCTAAATGTATCACCTTTACGACAGGTAATATCTACTCTTGTTGAATTGTCTAGATTTATTTGTGTTGCCATGTTGCAAAGGTACTAAATCATTGATTACCAAATAGTTGAGACATCAAGTCCTCGCTCTGCTCCTCTGTCAGTTCGCCACGCTTACCTTGACGTTGAGAGACTAGTTTAGACTGCTCTACTGCTTGCTTTTTGATGCGATCATCTTTAGCTTTTTCACGTTTGTCTTCCGCTTGTTGTTGGAATCCATACTGACGCTCAAGGTTAGTATCACGAGTTTGAGACTTAATCTTCTCCAACTCCATCTTATATCCATACTCCACCTCTAGCAGTTGAGCTTTTACTTGAGCTTCAATCTGTGCTTTTTGAGCTTCAAGCTGCGCTTCTAGTTGCATCTTTTGTGCTTCTAGTTGTGCTGTTACTTGTGCCGTTTGCTGATTCGCTTGAGCCTGCATTTGAGAGTTTTGCTGTGCTATCTCTTGACGTTGCTTGATACGTTTCTTTCTACGTACCACTAACAAACGCTCCGCTTGATCTACATCTTTCAATCTACGGATAGCCATAGCGTCCTCAATGTCCAACTCTCCTTGAGCGATGGACTGCTGAATGTTTTGCTCCAAGTACATTCTATCCTCATCGTTCATGTTTGTTACCACACGTACACCGAAGTTGTACATAGGCAAGTCCTTGAATGAAGACAATATACTCATGTTGGTCTCACCCACCGCTTTCTCATATACCTTGTAGAGTACTGAGTCTGGCGATAGCACCTGAAGACACTTGACAATATCCTCACAAACACGTTTGTAGAGAACTTGTGATGCATAGGTGATGTCGTAGATGGCGTTATTAGAAGCTGATATTGCTTGTTGTCTAACGCCTACGAGCGCTTCACCTTTAGGTGTTGAGCCGTCTACTACCTCATTCAATCCTGTCGTATCACGGATCATGTTGAGGTATTGATTGTAGAGAGCAATGAGTTCTTGGATGTTACGGATAGCATTACCAATCTCTCTTACTGGTGGGTTTTGGAATCCACCTTCAGGGTTTTTAGAGCGGTAATAGAATACACCCGTTTGTTCGTAGATATCTTGAAGTTCTAGTGGTTGTAGTTCACCACCACGTCCAAGTTGTACATTCTCCAAACCTTCAATGTCTATAATGAGACCATCGGGTTTTGCTTTAGCAATAGACTGCTGTAGCTTGAGGTGTGCTAACTGCATCATATCCGCATACTGCTTGATGCTTGACACCATAGACTTAGGCATCATTCTACGGATGTTCGTAGCAATAACGCTGTATGACATCTTCGTGCGAGTAATGTCGTGGATGTTACGTGGTAGGTTCTTCTTCAACCCATAGTCAAATAGGAACTTAGTACCAATAACAAACTTACCACCATATACTGTGGCATGCTCCATCTTGTGGGGCTTACGCTCAAATACGCTACCGCTAGGCATGTTAGGCTCGTCTTGTCCTTTGTAGTAGAAACCTACGTTACCAAAGCGTGACTCCTTCTCTTCAAAGTATAGGCAGTCAACAGACATGAACTCAAAGTCTAAAACCTCAACTACGTATTCATCGTATCCGAATACTGTCTTTTGTAGGGTCTTGTCGTAGTAGCTGTTACCAAACTTACTAGGGTTGTTTTGGTAGCGGTTACTTACTTGTCGTGCCATCTCCTCGTACTGCTCTTCCTCAAACTGACCACGAGACATACGCTTGAGTTCCTCAATGGTCATGCGTTGGATGTGTCCTGCATACTTGAGGTCGGACATCGTAGCATCTTCAGTCTCCGAGTGGATGAAGTATTCAGGATCAACGTACTTGGTAGTGATGCCGTAGTTAGGGTCGTTATCACGCTTAACTACCGCCATACCAATGCTCACCAAGTCCTCTACCGCTCTACGATAGATTCTTTCAGGGAAGTCATTCCACTGTAAGGTGAGGTTCGTAGCAATTTGTGCAGCGATTTCTGAGGCTACCTTGATGTTGGTGTCTAGGAAGATTTCCGCTTCCTCAGGGCTGTCGGGCAACTTATCTACGTCAATTCCTGGGTTAAGACCCGCTTCCTTCATCTTATTGAAGAACTCACGGTTCTCAACGCCTGCTTGCACTTCCGCTTTCTTACGTTCCTTTTCGGTCAGAGATAGTGGGTCTACCGCCTCAAGGTTAGGGTAAGGTTCACGAGAGAGAATCTTGTTAACGACAATCTTTACAAACTTAGGGATAATCGGTACTGGAGACCAATCAATGTTTAAGAGTGTCCCATCCCCATTGTTGGGGTCTAGGGAGTTTAATACTTGTTTATATTTTGAGGTATCCTGCGTTCCGTTGGCATAGTCTCGGTTGGTATTGAATTCTTTCAACCTACGGCTATAGAGGGAACTGGTCTCATTGGAAGAACCCCACTGGCTCATGATAGCACGAGCGTACTTTAATCCGTATGATTTAGACGCCTTATCTACGTATGGCGCTAACGGATCGGGGAATGTTCCGTAGTTTTTTGTACTTGACATATCTAGTATATTGGTAAACCCACAATTATGCAAATATACTAAATACCTGGTAGCTAATTATTTATAACTCTCTAGCCTTATAACGTCTAAAAAAGACCTTATCGCTGAGGTCACTCTTCTTAACTTCCTTGACAACCCTTTGAGAGGCTAGCAACGCCAATCCCGAAGATATCGTCATATCAAATTTAGTACGGTCGTCTATATTAAATCCAATCCAATCTTCTAAAGTACGATTAAAATACATGCGTCCATAATCACCTGTTTCGTTGTTGAGACCCACTTTTTCGTGTACATACGCCTCAATTGCTTGGGCGTGAGCTTGGATGACATCTTTACTGTTAGAGGGGATACCCTTGGTCTTAACATTGTGGGATGACCCTGGGGGTGTAAGGTGTTCAGGTCTATCCATCACGTATTCATCGTATCCTCGTGCTTCAAAGTATCGCACAATTCCGTACTTGTTGTTCTCTATAAGCAATGGGTATCCATAGAAGATGGAAGCCATTAAGATGTCCTCGTAGAAGATTCTTGCTAGTGGTGGGCGCTCGGCATACTCCGCCACAAAGATGTTAGATGGATATTCCACACTAAACTTATTGTAGAAGTGACACGCCCCCTTAGAGCCTCGCCCATCTACTGTCTTATCAATGTCGTAGCTATCCACTCCACCTACACCTAGCAGGGCGTTTCCTGGATGCCACTTCCCATACTTGGAAGTCTTCTTATTCCGTAATTCAGCAGGTGGTAGCCACGAGACCCGCCACTTTCCGTTCTTGTCTGGCGACCAAACCACCTCGCTGTCTTGTACACCACCCTTCCACATGAAGTTACCACGTATCACAGGTGATGGATATATCTCTTCATTATGAGCTATCTGCTCGTATATCTTCCCAATATTAAAGTGTGAGGACTTTGTAGAATCACGGAATGCCTCATCCTCCGAGAAGGGGAACTGACGGATAACCTCGTTCAATTCGTAGGGGTCACCCATGAGTGCCTTACGCTCATTCTGCAAGTACGTCTTTGCACCAATGGTTATCTCCTCGCCATCCAATCCCTCAATAGTTTTTTCAGGATCATCAATGATAGCAATTCCGTGCTTATCAAAGAAACCTTCTAAAGCCTCATATGCGGGGATGAATATCTTATAAAGACCGCTCTTGGTACGTCCGTTGGAGTTGCGCTCCCATGGGTCGGAACTGTAGTACAACTTCTTAAACTGTGCGCCCCCTCTATCTAGTGGGTTAACGGTAGAACCTACTAACGCCTTTCCGATGACCCTACGCCCTACAATCAAACACGTTCTATGGATACGCCACACATCTTGGATGTCTAGCGGTCTCTCCCATTTACCTGCCTCATCAAGGTAGAGCATGTGTAGCTTCTCCCCATCATATGCGTTGGAGGTAGTATTCTTCCAATTGATGAGCGTGTCTAGTGCCTCTCCTTTGTTTGAAGTTTTGTTGTTCTTTGTGATCCGCTTACTAGGCTCACGGAACGCCAACTCCATACGAGGGTTGGTCGTACCATCTTGGATGGGCTTGAAAAAGAATGGGTATGACCTAAACACTGGTACCACCTTCTTCATGAAGATGTTCTCTTGTGCATCCTTACCTGTCTTAGACATAATACCTAAGAGCTTGTCCTTCACTTGGGTTGCCTCATCCACCTCTATACATGCGCTCATGTTGGTGTACCCCGAACGTCTACACTTGGTGTATATCTGCCCTAAGCATCTTGGGTCAGCCTCACATGCTGCGAAGTGGGTGAATAGCTTACGCTGAAAATCTAGGAATGAGGGGTAACCGATATCAATCTTACTCCATTGGAGCATCATGTAGTGTCGCCCCGTGATGTATGTAGGAACACCTTTGTTGTAAAACCAAACGCCTTCACGTCTACGCTTAAACTCCTGTTGGATGAATGAAGTATGTTTATTGCGGAACTCTCGTGGGCTTTCCGACCACTCATCCATAGAACGTATAGATGATAGTTCTTTCGGCATCTCGGTACGCCTCCAATACTGCTCACCCTCAGGAAGACCCGCAAACAATATTTCATCATCGCTAGGTATGGCGGGAAGCTGAATGTATAGACCCGATAGTTCAATAACCTCCCCTTGCGTACCCTGGGAGCAAATGTTGACCACCTCTTCGTCATAACCTTTTATTTTAACTAAACCCGCCATTTAAATTATTTGCTAAAGCGTTCCGCAAAGCCACCTGAGAAGTCATTGTGTTCAGCAATGTCTCCACTTTCCTTTAGGGAGCGTATCATCTCTTCTATTCGCTGTCTTTCTTGCAATAGCTCACGTGCATCGGTAGCAGTCTGTTTTATAGACTGTAGTTCCGCCTTCCGCCCCGAACCATTAAGCTCAGGATCAACAGGTTTCTTTACCTCTTCAATCATGTTGTTGATGGCTATCTCCATAGCCCCCATCAACCGCTGTGCAGCGTCTAACGTTGTAAACTTCTTCTTAGCCATTACGCACGTACAATAAGTCGTTATGTCTCATTCTCCACAATGGCTCACCCTTGATTTCCATGGTGTAGTCCGAGTGCTTGGAGAAGTACACCTTATCCCCAACTTTAGCGCCTATGTACTTTAGTTCGGGTCCAGCATACTTGATGAATCCGTGGTCAGCATCTTTCTCCTCTTCAACGATGATGATGCCCTCAACTATCTTCTCGGTCTCCTTTTCGGGGGCTTGAACGAACACCCAATCCGAGAGTACATGAATCTCACCATCCGATGTCTCATATGCATAGGCATGTGATCCGTATCCCCCATTTGGGTCATACTGAACCATGTAGAGGTCGTCTTCTAGGTGGTACTTTTTCTCCACACACACATGGTGGTGGAAGTAGAGGATATCCCCAGGCTTGGCATCCACTTTGTGGCGTGCAGGTGTAGATACAATTTCCGCATAATTAATACGATTTCCGAATTCATCAAACTTGGAAGCGAGGTACATCTCCTGCCCCGCAATAGAAATAGTGTCCCGAAACTTCTTTGGAAGTCGGACGATAAACATACCTAATGCTCTCATACTAAAAATGGAGGTCGTACTCTACAATGCAAGGCATATTTACAATTTCCTTCCAGAACATGTTCCCATCTTGAGGGTGTTCAATGAAGATGTTGTAGCTACGCTCACCTGTTTTGTAGTATCCTCGCTCATTAAATTCAATTACTACAATTTTACTATCGCCAACACGCATACCTACATAGTATGCCATGGCATCCTTCGGGTTTTGCCCGATTACAATCTTACGTATTAGATTCATTTTAATTTAAACTGTCGTTCCCAAACCTGTCTATCCACCAATCTATCGTTCCTTCCTCTGGTCCAGCTTCTTTTTCGGTTGCCGTTTGGATGAACGCTAGCAATTCCTCAAAATCATCTAGATTTGGAGCGTTTGAGGTGAATGCGATTTGCACCTTAGGGTCTTCATCGTCCCAATCCGTGTGGGACATACCTAAAGCCATAGAAACTTCCTCTTCAAGACCGTATTTATCCAATAATGCTTGGATTTCACTCGCTTTCTCGGTGAACTCTTGAATGAAAAGCTCTAGGTTGGTCATCTTAATTAGTATTTTTACCAAAAATAAGCAATTTAATGAAGTCAAAAAGGAGCAAGACGAAGAAGATGCGAGAATTTGGTGTTTTACGCTCCTATGAGTACAATCGTGAGCGTAATTACCTCAAGAATCTTGATGCTGCATTGAAATATTACAACCAAGAGCATGGATTAAACTACTCATTCATGACGATTATGCTATTTTGCTATGATTTAGAGTTTTGGACTGCTGACTATGTCGCTGAACAGATGGGTCGTAGCAGTATTAAGCTCAAAGAACGATTTATTTACCCCGCTATGCACCGAGATTTGGTGTATAAACACTTTGATAGGCTCTCTCCTGGTAAGATGACACCCGATCAGCAGTTATTTTATGAGGAAACAAAAATGAGCTACCGAGTTCGCTACGCCTTGACGCAGAAAGCCCGATTGCTCATTCAGAAATTCTATGCTATGCTAGAGGATTAACCCTTTTTATGGGAGTATCCTTGCTTTTTAAGGCGTAAGTGATCCGCCATGCTCTTAGCTTTCACCACTTTTCCGTCTCTGTACATGTTGTGAGCTTTAAAGACCTTACCGCCTTTCTTGTAGTTCTTTATAACCTTGCCCCCAGACTCGTACTTTCTTCCTCGTTTCCCTTTTTTATTATCACGAGCCGCAGCTTCCGCTCTCATGCGCTGAATATCTGGGTCATCCTCAAAAGGGTCACCACCGCCAAATGAAGACTCTCCAAATGCATCATCAAAACTATCTTTTAATGAAGGGGCTTTTGCATTTTTAAGAGCAGGGTCTACGTTATACGCTTTCATAGCGTCATTACTCTTGTATGCCTTAGAGTTTACAAATTTCTCAACTTGCTCTGCTCTTTGGAACATATCTAGATTTGGAAAATCTTTCTCTAAATGCTCACTAAAAGCAATTAAACGGTCAGCTTCCTCTCCCTGGAAACTCATGTTACCTATGTTGTAACTTGACTTACTGTCGGGACTTGTCTTTGGAGGGTCAACTGGTGCTTTTCCACCTGTCTTATAAACCTTACCACCTTTTTTGTACTTTCTATCGCCTACAAAATTCATGATGTTATCGTAAGCCTTAGAAGCATTTTTCTTAGCGGAGTATTCAGCTCGTTCAGCAGCAATCTTATTTGCCTCATCGGAAACTGTTCCCTTTTTGTAGCCTTGTTTCCTATTTCTATTATAAGCGTCTTCACCCGCTTTCTTTAATAGCTTTTTCTTCTTAGCAGGGTCTTTCTTTTTTGCTTTCATTTCTTACTTCTATTCTTCTTAGCAGTTATAAACTTCTTCTCCGTATGGTCGTAATCCATACCGTCACCATTGCCGTACCTTCCAGCATCTCTACGCTTCTTATTCAAAAACGCACGATACTTCTTCTTGTCGGGACGCTTATTGATCTTACGCTGGGATTCCCTACGCTTCTCTGCCGCCTCAGGATTCTCCTTGTAGTATTGTGATGTACTCTTCTTCGCTTTCATCGCTTCTTACAATCAGGTGATAGGTCACAGTAACACTCACCATCCTCACCACAAGAGAATGGATGTGGTGCATTGTTATTTCCAAACTTGCACAACAACGCAATAAATACCGCTAACGCTATTATTCCTATCATAGCCACAAAGATACATAAAAGCCTAATACACAATAAATTGCACTACGTAGTTAAAGCATTACTTTAAGGTTGACATTGTCATTTTTTTGTTGTAACTTCGCTAAGAAGAAAGAAAAGTCTTCTCTCTTTATCATAGTTCTCTTTTCTCTCAAGGTGGGGGGAGTCTTAACAACATCCCCCTCCCTTCTTCTTAACTCAACCGCACAAGAGAATTGAATACAGGCGCACTATTTTCATTCCTATAGCAGTCTCCTTTTAGTTACCGCTATTGCATCCTACCGATCTGGGGGACTTAAAGCATCACTTTAACTTTGGCTCTGTAACCCACTGTGAATGAGGGTTTTAAAAAAGTTATGAGTTATGTTTGGTGTGGGGATTATAGTACAATAAGACCGTGCGCACCCGCAACCCGAACCGAAATCTCGCACCCAACCCCCTCATTTCCAGGCATTTACGTCCAATTTTTTCAAGTTTTACTTCACCCACCACCACCTAATGATCTGAGTACTAGGCACTTGGGGTGGGTAGTTGAACCATCACTTTAAGTGTGAATGGGTAACCCGCTCCAACCGTGAGGCTTAGAGAGGGTGACACCAATCCCCACCACACCCCTCCCAACACCACAATCTTCCCTCATCACCCCACCATCGGATACGTTCTTATGTCTCATATGATACTATGTTTACCCTCCAACGACCACCAGGTATTTATACTCAATGTTACACTTCAAGTGAAATAAATGTTTTGCTACTTAATTGTTTGTGATTCAGATCGTTAAGTGTGTTTGCACACGGTGAACCATACCCAACATAGGCAACCTTCATTTGCATATGTGGATTCAATACCATTACCTTTGTGGAGTTCTTCGGAACAAACGTTCTTTGACTTCTTGAAAACGCAACGCACCCCTCACATATGGGGGGTTGCTCTTGTGGGGTTTCGCTCATTGTATGGGCGTTAATACGAGTTAGCCACGATATGCTATGAAAAGTGAGGTTGAAAATTGAAGTAAGCCCTAGTAATATGTCATCACCACGAGAAGTTTGCGCCACGCCCCAAGGTTAACTGATGACCGCATTTTGCGGACTCTTAGTGAGTGGCTTGAAGGGGGGTTAACGTGGTAGTCTTAGCGGTAAGTATAAGGACTCCGTACGATAGACAAATTAGCCGAAACCAAAAACCGATGCTCACCTTCGTGGTGGGCATTTGGTTTTAACCATAAATGAATGCCTTATGCACGTAGCACATTTCCTCAATGAACTTGAAATGGTCGGATTTCCAATTGGGACTTACCCTATGGACTTCAACTTTGATGGAGACATTGTCGTTGAATTACAAATCGGACACGACAACGTAGTGAGTATTGTTATTGATGAGATAGAAAATGAGTTCATCCTCACCTTGAATGATGATGAGCCTAAGAAGACTTCTACTATTTCCGTAGTGATAACTCAATTGGAAGTCTACATTGATGACTTCGGATACTAAGAAAGCCACCTTCGGGTGGTTTTTTTTGTACCCTTTCCCCCTGGACACCGCACCGATCCTCGGATAGCGGTGGTTTTAACCAAAAATTATGCTTATGAAATTAGCAAAGATTTACCTCAATGAATTGTCATTCGGAACTCATATGATTTGTACGGAGGGACATTGGAACGGCTTCGTTCTACCCTTCATCAAAGAGGATGATATGAGCAAGTTTGCTCAAGATGTGAACAATGCGTTCTTTGAGTGTAGCGATTCATACGACCTTCTTGAGGAGGTTGATGGTAAGTGGGTATGGAACGGATACCTTATTGAGGGTGATAAAACCACCCTTGAATTCACGACACCGATAAGTTCTTTTGACCGTGATGGTGTCACTTATTATGACATTCAAATAGGTCATACTTGGGAAGTAGAAGAGGGTGCATAGCACCTTCGGTCTTAACCAAAATATTATGTCTTATGAAAACCTATTTATGTATTGAAAATGGTGATTTATTTATCGTTGATGCCGAGAATTTAGCACAAGCGAAAGAGTACGCTCTTGGATATGGCGGTGAAGTCATTAGAGAGGTAAAAGAAAACTAATGCTTGAAGCATTCAACCACCCTCTTCGGAGGGGGTATTAACCAAAATCATTTACTATGGGAAAATATTTTCACCACAATTGGATGATGCGTAGCGGTAGTGAATTTACCGATTACCCAGAGTACTTTGAAGACAACAAGAATGTTGTGACTCAAGAGCTTTGGGGATTGGACTACGATGCTTTGCATCCAATAAGCAAGTCTCAAATCAATGAGCGAGTAGCGATGCGCTACAACCGAGAGGTACTTAAATAGTACCTCGGTCTTAACCAAAAATATATGTCTTATGAAGAATGTAATGTCAATGGGTGAACTTGGAGAAAAGTTTACTCAAGTGTTATCAATTAGAGTTTACGAGTTCCTCAAGGATTTAGACTTTGAGCAAATCAAAGTTTTGATGGATAACCAATCCGAATTCATTGTGGAGATTACAAATCAAGTATGCGACCACACTTCGGTGAGTGAGCAATACGAAAACGATGCAAGGAACTTCAAGTTTATGGTGGACTTCTTACTTAATGTAGGAGAAGAAACCACACTACACAATATGATGTACGATGCATTAGAAGATGGTGTTAAAAAACTATCAAAGGATATCGCTAACCTTTTGTAAAAAGCGACCTCCGTTCAGATCACGAGCGGTGGTTTTAACCAAAAATTATGTCTTATGAAAGAAGTAATCAACATGCCTAAAGAGGCAAGAGAAATTATTGTTCGTGCATTGAAGCAATACCAACAATCATTGTGTTCATCAATGGATGCAATGATAGTTCATGGTGGTGAAAATATTGACCTTGACCCACTCAAATACGAACACTTTGATACGATTGGCTTGATTGGAATCTTCAATGAGGAAGATGCCGAACTTGAGGTTCGCATTGATAGTGATGCTCGTATGTCATTTGCGAGTAGACACAATGTTGACTTTCCACTATGGGATGGTGTCCCTTACTAACACCACCACCCTCTTCGGAGGGGTCTTAACCAAAAATTATATGCTTTATGAAAGTAGCAAAATTCCTAAATGAATTAGAAGTGTTAGGTTTCCCTATAGGAACTTATCCGATGGACTTCAACAAGAATGGAAACATTATGGTGGAGTTGTATATAGGTAATGACAATATAGCGGTTGTTGTATTGGATGAAGAAGAGGATGAGTTCTTAGTGACACTTAACGATAACTTCGCCTTATGCACCCAAGTTCAAGATAGTGTTATCACTCGCTTGAATAATTACATTGCCGACTTCGGATACTAACACCAACCACCCCTGGTGGGGGTTTTAACCAAAAATTATATGTTATGTCTTACAATGGATACTCCTCTTACGAGGCTTGGAATGTTGCTCTATGGATTGATAATACTTACGAGCTTTACAAGGTTTCTAACCGCTTGATTGAACTTGCAAATGAAGAGAAAATTCAAGGTGCAAAGTGTGATTATATCACAATCATGATGGCGGAATGTTTCACCGAGTTCGGTGGGCAATGTAACCCCGATGGGGTTGCCGTAACAAGAGAACGACTTGATGAATACGCAAGTCTCTATCTTGAATACCAAGGTGCGTAGCACCGTGGTCTTAACCAAAATATTATGTCTTATGAAAACTATTGAATTTGCGGGTACTCTAACTATCACAAGAGAAGTTTACATTGATGCTCCACTAAAAGATGTAGCGGTTGCATTGAATAAGAAACCCGAAGAGGTGGAGAACATGAGCCAAGAAGACTTGGAAGAGTTGCTTATGGATAACATCTACACGATAGATGCAATTGCATTTAATGGTCGCATTAGAGGTTTTGATTACCATGATGATGTCATGGGCGAAGAGTTAAACGACCTAATTATCAACGACACGGAAGAAGTCGTAGAGTAGAGACCAGCCCCCACCGATCTGAGGTGGGGAGGTATTAACCAAAAATTATTTACAATGGAACAATCAAGTTTAAGTGTAGGAGAAGCGATGCTCAAATCATTGAGATTACAAATCGTAATGAATGGAGTATGGGATATTATTGATGCAATAAACAACAATCCAACCATGAGTGAATCTCTATCGGAAAAGTTGCTAATGGATGGTACAATCACCAAGGATTCACTTGCGGATTTGATCAATGACTTCTACGACTTCAATGAGTTCGGTGGGCTTACCGAATCGTTCATTAGCAACCTAATGGATACGCTCATGCCCAAGTACGTTCAAACGCTATTCATCAACGATGTACAAGATGAGATGTTGAGGTTGGGTGCGGAACGTATCAATGAAGGGTTGGAAAACTAACTAAGTAAGGGGAGCGTTGCTCCTCTGGTCTTAACCTTAAAACAATGTCTTATGAAAATTGACAAAAATCAATTCCTAGCGTGGTACTTTGGTGGTAGTGACCAAGAGCAATACGACCAAGCATTTCAAATCGGGCAAGAAGCTCGTGAGAACTTAGAAGAGAATGGTACGTACACCATCAATGTGGATGACCTCATCCGTGAATGTGGTGATGTCTTCTTGGAAGAGAAGAACAACTAACCAACCCTCCCTTCGGGGAGTGGTCTTAACCAAAAATCATATGTCTTATGAATCAACACAAAAGTAAAATGGAAGAGTTAGCAAGAAAAATTGACCTCTTAATTTACGATGAGTACCACGGATATGTATATATGAATGACAACATATCAAAATGCTTTGATGCTCTAATTGATGCTATCAAAGAGGAGGGTAACAATCCCACCGTGTAATTAAGCCCCTCTTAGAGGGGTGGTCTTAACCAAAACAAATGCTTTATGACATTACAAAGTCTTATTGAGAAATTAGAAGAGATGCGTGACCACAAGGCTATTTACGCTCGTACACGCCAACACTCAAAGTACAAGTATGAGGTAGGTAACCCTCGTATGCCTCAGCTCAGATCCATCTTCAAGGTGATTGGTGGGTTGGGTATTGAGTGTAGCCTACGCCAAGAGTACAATGGGTCTAGCGGTCGTACCGCTTATTATGGTAGGGGTCGTGCCTTACGTATTAGCAATGGTCATGACAAGAATGCTTGGTTCTTGACTATCCAAAATCCACACGGAAGAAAGAGTGAGATTAAGTACGATACCATGTACGCTCAATTCAACACCGCATGGTGTAAAAAGGAGTTTGCAACCGAACTCCTAGACCTACTTGAGAGAGAAGGATGGTACAACAAAGAGGTCGCATAGCGACTTCGGTCTTAACCAAATAATACTAACCCTTAAAGATTGCCTATGCCTAAAAAGTATCGCAACAAGGATGGTGAGATGTTGTACATCTTCGCCTGGGAGGGTGGCGGTGGAAACAATGTCTTCGCCCCCTCAAAAGCGGTTGCTCGTAAGAGAGCCGTTGCTATGGGTAAGGGATTGTCCGACTCTTATGGTCGCCCTTACGACTACGAAATCGCTCGTAGTGTTGTTCTAGTACCTCGCATGGATACGCTCCGTGCCGTTACAACGTTCCAAGAGTACTTGGACTTTGACCGTTGTCTTGCGAGTATGTGTTGGTGATTCACAATCATCAATGAGTGGGGACTCCCTCACTCGGTCTTAACCAATACATATTGTTATGTTGTTTCTATTAGTGGAGCGCATAGGAGATACACATCGTTTCAATACTTATGGGTACAAGTTGGGTAAGCATAAGTACATGAGCGAGGATCAACTAAGCGATGTTGAGAGCGAGGTAATCTTCGGGATGAAGATTGACCAGAAGTATGCGGTAAAAGTATTGTTCTAAGAATGGGGGGCATCGCCCCCTTGGTTTTAATCAGCAAAGTATAGTTTGCATAAGTGCAAATAACACTATATATTTGGCAAGTGTTTTTGGTTAAACACGGATGGGGCAATGGAGTGATCTAACCCCATCCTAAACTTTAAATCAATTAAATTCAAAACGATATGACCAATGTCAATGAGTCCTTGAAGACGTTAAACTCACAAATCAACTCCATAAAGGAGTACTGTCAAGTCCTGGACAAGACCCTTCTTGTTCACAAGTTAAATGAGGTGGAGCAACAACTTGCCCTCCTTGAAGTTTCACTACAAAAGTAAATGAAGATGTACGGAGTATTAGAATACTTAGAAGCGAGGGTAGAAGCCCTCCAAGAGCAATTGGAATTGCAACGACAAATCAATGAAGTGCAAGGGCAAGTACCGATAGATTCGGAACGAGCTTTGTACCTCATCAAGCACCTTAACAAAAAGTACGGAATCCCGATGACTCATTTCGCTGAACGCTTGGGAGTTACACGTGAGTGGTTAAGGCAGAGCTTGAAGGGGAAGCAGTTAAATAAACCAATGCAACAACGAGTGCAATCCATGGTAGAAGATATGATATCGGACTTGCAACTTGTTCTTGTTGAGGAGATTAGTAACTAGAGTTAAAGTAATACTTTAAGTGTATGAGAGTTTATTCTAAGAAATCCCACTTGCGTGGTGGGTTGGAGGGCATCTCCATGACCTTATTTTGGGTAGCGGTAATCACTTTTACCATCCAAAATACAACGACTTTGGTCGGACTATTTGCGTTATCTGGCGTTTTCTTAGGTGCTTCACGATTAGTGAAAGTAGATAAGGTATTCAAGACCAGGTAATTACGTGATTTGACTTTTTAAAAAATAAGTTCTAACTTCCCCGAAGAACTACGTTACTCTAGTGTGGCGCACTCAAAAGCGCCCACACGTTATTCAAGTTAGGGGCGTATTATATAATTTAATTAAAGAGAAAGGAACTATGGCAAACTATCAGTTCAAAACCACCAACATCAAAGGTAAAGAGTATGTTGAGGTTAATGAGAGAATTAAATTCTTTCGTTTAGATGAGCAGTACAAAGGATACTGCTTAGAAAGTGAGTTGGTGCATCTCACCAACGAGACCGTGTGTGTTAAAGCGGTAATCAAAGATGCTTCAGATCGTATTGTAGCAACTGGACTTGCTTACGAGGAGAAAGGTTCTTCACGCATCAACTCTACTTCGTATGTAGAGAACTGTGAGACCTCAGCATGGGGTCGTGCATTGGCGAACCTAGGTATCGGTATTGATACTTCTATCGCTTCATCTACGGAGGTAGCAAATGCTATCGCTAACCAAAGAGGTAGCGGTGCAACTCCCTCTAACGACACGGATGTATTTCAGAAGTCGGTAGACTACATTAAGAATGCAAAGAGCAAGACTGCTAAAGAAACCGCTTACAACCAAGTGTTGGCTAAGTATGGTAATGAATTTAGCGACAAGCAAAAACTTGCACTAAAGAAGTTCGTGTAATGGACTTCGCTAGTAAACTTATGGAGCGGACAGGGAAAGGGTATCTTTCCTACTCCGCTATCAAGTATGCCGCAGATGGTGCGGATGAGCAAGACATGAAGCTCTTTGAGTTGTACATGAAAGGACTACTATTCAAGGAGAGTGATGCGCTACTATTTGGTAATGTGTATGATAAATTACTGCTAGAACCTGAGACCTTTACGGATAAGTTCCATGTAGTATATGATGCAGAGATTGTCAAGGAGATAGGTGGAGCTAAACCCCGATCTACCAAGAAGTATAAGGAATGGTATGATGAGGAGAAGTTCAATGCCGAGCAACAAGGTAAGCGTGTCATCACCGAGGATATGATTCAACAAGCTGAGGACATGATTGTACGGTTGGATGAATCCGAAATCGTCAGCCCCGATACAGGTGAAGTCATTCCTGTACGTCATTTCCTTAGCGGTCAAGCTCAATACGAGATTGTAGATTGGATTGAAGACATACCAGTACGTGGATTCTTAGATGTACGTGGGAATGGATTCATTACCGACTCAAAGACTACCCGAAGCCTATCGGGATTTAAGTGGGATGTAGGCAAGAGATGTTACGACATCCAAGCATACATATATACGCACGTGGAAGCCGAGCCAAACTTCTATTGGGTGGCTCAATCCAAGTCCGTGCCTTACACATGTGCTGTGTACAAAGCTTCAGAGAGAACCCTATCTATGGGTGAGGCTAAGTTTTGGTCAGCCATTACCAACATCATGAGATGGTTGGATCGTCCAGAGAAAGAGACATCGTCTTTTGCTATTTACAAAGAAATTTAATTAACCTTAAAAATTAGTGTCATGTCACAAGAAAAGGTATTTGCAGGCTACTTTGAGCCATTGAAGAAGTGGAACGATTCCACTAAGAAGTATGAGGAACTAGACCTCAGCCAAGTAAGTTTAGTAGGTAAATTTAACTTTACCTTGAATGAGTTGGAAGACATCAAGAAGTATGCTACCACTCCAAAAGACCCTGAGAAGCCATCTCGTGTGTATTTTGAATTGAAAACGTCTAAGAAGGGTAACCTTTACGCTGAAGTTCAAGATCCACAATCATGGGGTGACAAGAAGTCTAGCGGTACTGCTACACAAAAGGAAGCTTTCGGAGGTAACGATGGTCTACCATTCTAAGTGGAGTAACGCAATAGCGTTATTTGCTCAAATGAATTGGGGGGTTCAGGTGTTAGCACTTGAGCCTCCCTTTTTTTTGGGGGAGCAAAAAGGAAAGAAGATTACATTTCAAGGAATAATCTTGAAAGACTACCGAGGTAAGTTGAGTATTGATGTGAACCCAAACACGGATTACTTATGCCTGGTCTTTGATAAAAAGCCAGGGGCTAACCTTGTACTGCTACGTACCAAAGAGGTATATGATATCGTGAGCAGAACGTTTGAGGTTTCGGAAATTGTCCATCACATTAGATTAAAAGATACAGTAGAGATAGATCATGAGAGAGATACACTATAACGAAGTGCTTGTATCCTACCATAAGGGTATCAAGAGAACTACTACCCAACGAATTGAGACGTGGGTAATCGGTCAGCACAACACTGTGCCTAAAATAAATACTAACACTACCATGCTAAAGCAGATAGAGAATCACGTGTACCCCAAGAACTACAAGGGGATACGTAAAGTTTTAGTTATTAAGATAATTTCAACAAAATATCTTGGAGATTCATTCTTTTATCAGTAGCTTAGTAACAAATCAATTGAATCATGGCGTACAACAACAACCCAGAACACAAGAAGATTATAGACTGCGTGTTACAGCAGAATGCTACGTTATTCACAAACCTTGGGATAGAACATAGCCGTTCAGAATACGAGAAGGCTAAGGTGACGGAACGACAGAAGCTAAGACGTATTCAACATCTTGATCCTGAAAAAATCGGAAGGCTTATTAAGGATTCGCTTGACGATTAGATGAAGACCTACGAAAAGGGTGCGATAGGAGAACACCGTGTTGTTGCCGACCTCATCAACAAAGGTTATCGTGTCCATAAACCGCTAATAGATTCTTTGCCATACGATGTTGTAGTGTCTATCAATGGCTTCTTCTACCGAGTACAAGTTAAGTATGTACGTCTTAGAAAGGGGCATATAGAGACATCGCCACGTAGGGTTAACACTAAAAAAGAGAAGAGTCGCAACGAAGAGTTTGATTTACTCGCCATTTTTTGTCCAGATACAGATCAATGCTACTATATATGGAC